CCCCAGCGGTTCTTGGGGTGCAAAGACTCCCAATAAGCGCCAAGGGGTGCAAGCACCTCTTTGTCCCAGATGATCTTGCCCTCTTTGAAAAAATTCAGGTCGATGGCGCACCGCTTCAGGTGGATCGAGTTCATGGTCTTGGAGCGACCAGCCTTCACATGAATAGCCTGCTGCTCTGGGGTGCGAGCCAACTCACCACCCGTCACCATGAAGCCCTGTTCTGTAGCGTACTGGATCAGTTTGCAGGCGTCCAGAAGGAACGCTGCCTGTTCTTTTGAAAGGCTCATTCGTCTTTCCCCTTCCTACGCATTTCCATGACCTTCTCAACCGTTCTGCCACCGAAATAGGCGGTCATCACCAACATACCCCACTGCCCCAACAGAGAGACGTAGGACTCGCTGATCTTGTACCCAGCGCCATCCAGCAAAGCGAAGATGAGGTAGGCGGTCAGGAGGTACACCAGAGTGCCCGGACGCACGTTCTTGGACAGCCACGAGTCAGAGGCCATGTCAGCCTTCCAGCGGTCCGAGACATTGTTCTCTTGATTGGCTTGTGCCGCCAAGAGAGCCTCCAGTTCCTGCTGCTCCAGTTTGGCCTTCTCGATGCCCAACTCCAACAAGCGTTCTTCATGATCGTACTGAAGTTGGCGCAGTTTCTCGACATCCTGCGGAGAGGGATTATCTGGAATCTGAACGCCGAGGGTCTTCTCAACAACCTCTTTGCCTTTGGCTTGGATCGCGCTGGACAAGAGCGTCAAACCGCTCTGAGCCAACGTGCCAAGTAGTGCGCCTACGATTGGAACCATTATTTTTTCCCCATTTTTTCACGCTCCTCAAGGAGCCGAACCTTCACTTGCAACTCGTTGATGTGCGTCATCAACTGTTCTTTCTGTATGGCCCTGCGCTCTGCGCTGATCGGGCTATCTGTTGGAACACCTTCTTTGGTAATCAAAGCAGGCATTGCACCTTCAATCTTGGTGAGACGATTGGAGAAGTCAGCGACCTGCCCCAACAGCCAAGCCAGAGCCGCGACCACGATGGGAATGACTGCTTTGAGAACGTCGGACCATGCCATGATTACACCTGCGGCATCAGAGACTTCAGTTGATCAGGGGTCTGAGCAGCATCCATCTGCGTTTGCAGAGCAGCGTACTTGTCGCGGATTGCCTGACGAGCGGCTTCAGCGGCAGCAGCATCAACGCCGGGAATCTGCTTCATGATGATCGCGTCATGCGGCTCAAACTCCGCAGCACGAGCAGCGCGGCGAGCGGTGTGGGCGATCTCTTTCGCCTTGGTCATGTTGATGGAAATCATGCTTCCTCCTTCACAGGGAACTCGTTGGACTCAGCGCCAACACCATCGGTCAAGGTGTTGACATCAACCTCCCAAGCGTTGCGGAAAGTGCGATCAGACGGAATGTCTGCCACGTCCACGATCTTGTAGGGCTTGCCAGAAGGAACATCCTTGGCAGCAATCTCTTCAATCGTGTGCTCTTGCAAGCACTCAGGGGTTGGAATAAGGACGGCAACGCCGCCTTCGTCGTTTTGAAAAATGATTCGTTTTGTCATGTTTTAACTCCTTTAATTAACGGAAAACAGCAACCATACACATATCATTGTCAGCAAGAACAGCCACCCCTGAAGCCGTGCTAACTTGGAAGGCGGTGGTTGATTTTGTGCCACCTGTTCGGTAACACATAGTGCTCGTATTCCCGTTGTCATTGCACCCAAAAACCCCAGAATAACTGGTGTCAACAAATGCAGTCGTGAAGTTAACTGTGTAATTGCCTGTTCCGTTATCCGTAATGCTGGACACATTCCCACTAGCACGAATCGCAACCGTACCTGTGCCGTTAAAGTTCACCCATGCACGGCAACCGTAGGCTGTGGCTACTGAGCCGTAGCCGGAGTTGAATTGGAAAAGACCTGCTGCTGTGATACGGGCTTGTTCGGTGTTGTTAGTAACAAAATAATACGGGGCATTGGTTTCTGTCCCAATAAAAGCCGCACCAGAATCACTGCCCTGCAAAACAGTAGTTGTTGTGCCGCTAGTATTAGTCAACCGTGTTCGTGGGTTTGCTGCTGAAACCTGAAAATTACCGCTAGGCGAACTCGTACCAATCCCCACACTCCCCGCAGCAGTTACGGTGACATTGGTCGTGCCGTTGTTTTGCAGGGAAAGGATGCCATCATTCCCGCCCGTGGTCTTTAGACCAGACGTACCGGAGACTACTCCGTCATCACTGTTTATTGTTGCTGGCATTGTTTACTCCTTTGGGTATTTGGCTTTGACTGCCAAACAAGCGTCAATGTAGGCTTGGACTTGTGCCTGATCGCCCTTGACGATTCCGTCGAGGTAATCGCGGTAATCTGGGTATTCGGCGGCGCGAAGTTCAACATAAGTTTTTACAAAAGGCTTGGGTTGCAGAGACTGCGCCTCATCGCCTGTAATTTGAACGCATCCAGTAGGCAATAAATGCTCAAACTCCGCTGAGTCCAACCAATGCAATTTGTTTTCAATGTCTTTGTAGTGTGGCATGATTTTTCCTTATCGCAATTCGCGAACTGCGAGCGCGTTATAAGAACCGCTGATGGTCACAACATATGGCTCGCCCGGCTGAACAATCGCAGTCACAAAACAAGAATTCACCTCTGTCGCAAAATATATCCTGCTGTATGCAACCAAAAGACCATCAACAGTTATGGTTAGAGTTTGATATCCAGTTAAGTTTCCGCTAACAGAGTCAAACGCATTGACCATAATTGGCCTGCCAGTGGTGTTGTAATAAGTTGTTCCAGTAACCCTTGTAACAGACTGCCAAGTCTGGCTGTAGCCAACAGAACTCATTGCCGACATTGCTTGACCGCCGACACCCTGAATAGTGCTGGGGGCAGAAGCCCATGTTCCTGCTGTCGTTTGAGTGCTATCAATAAATCCAACAACCCTATATGCAACGTTTGTTCTTGCGGTGGTTGAATAAATTACGTTTGCACTGTCGGCAGCACCAGCACCACCTTCGGCTGTTGTGCTGATCAGATTCGTCTCATCCAACTGATTACCGCCAGCAATGTTGACCACTGCCAATTCAACCGTGCCTGCGTTGTCAATGGCAATCACGACAATACGCGATGCAGTGTTGTTGATCGTGCCAAGCGTCGAACCAGAAGACACAGTCATGCTGATTGCTGTGCTGACGGTGCGCGTGTTCACTGCGCCGCTGCTCAAAGTGGAACTGCGGAAATCAAGCGTGGTTGGGTTAAGCGTAACCGTCAGGGCGTTACTAGCAACCGATGCGGTGATCGGCTGAATGGGGTAACGCATACCACCAGCAACAGAGGTCAGCGCGGCAGTACCGTCAGCAGAGGGCAGTGTCAGCGTGAAGTTGCTGTTTGAGTTCGGAGACGCAATGGTGAACGTACCGGTTCCCGCTGCATCGCCTGAAAGAGAAATTCGACTCATATTTTGGCTCCTTGATTAGCGGAAGATGGCAACTTGACTAATAGAAGGATCATAATAAGTTGCGTTTCCGATTGCTCTAATATTTACTGCTGATGTAGTTGGGGTTGTTCCTAATTTGATGGTTGTAGAACCAAATCCAGTGTTTTCTGCAATAGATGTTGCAACAGTGGCATAGTTCGCATCCGGCATGGCGTTGGTAAAATTCACCGTGTAATCGCCTGTCCCGTTATCCGTGATACTCGTCACGTTGCCACTAGCACGAATAGCGACTGTACCCGTGCCGTTGAAGTTGACCCAAGCACGACAGCCGTAGGCTGTGGCTACTGAGCCGTAGCCGGAGTTGAATTGGAATAAACCTGCCGCACTTATACGGGCCTGTTCGACGTAACTACTGGTTCCTGTGGCAAAAGCCATTTGCCCCGAATTACCAGCGATGTAGCAGTTGTTGCCAGCGTTGTTCCACTGAAGCGCAGAGCCGTTGGTTGCAAGATTTAAATTGCCGCTGGAGTCAATACGCATGACCTCAGTCCCGCCCTCGGAAAAAGCAATGGTGTCGGCAGCAGGGAAAAAGATGCCGGTGTTGGTATCCGTCCCACGAATTGCTGGAGTTGCCGCTGTACCGTCAACATCGGACAGACCGTCAGTTCCGCTCAAAATCAAAGTCATTCTTTTCTCCTTACAGAATCAGCCAACGCTGGTTCGTTGAAACTGTGATCGTTATGCCCGAGTCCACCGTCACTGGGCCGACACTCAAGCCATTCTCGCCGGTCGCGATGGTGTAACTCACAGAGGCAACGTCCTTGTTGGTCACGATTGCGCCACCCGCTTGTGCGCCACCAATGCCGCCCCACAAACCATTGCCATAGCCCTCAAACGAGTTCAGGCTGGTGTTGTAGCGGACCATGCCGTTTGCTGGCGTTCCGCTTCGCTGGGCTGTCGTTCCAGCAGGCAACTTGACCTGTCCAGTGCCACTGAATGTTCCGTCGCCCGTGAAGGTAGCGGTCGTTCCAGTCAGAGCACCAGACAGGTCCAGCGAGCCAGCATGATCGAACTGGTAGGTGATGTCCGTGCCATCGTTGTAGATCAACGCAGTCTTGCCGTTTGGAATGGTCACCCCAACACCAGCAACAATCACCCGAATGCTCTGGCTTCCAGTGGTTGCGTTCTTGACGATGTAGTTCTTGTTGATCGACGGAACGATCAGGTCACGGGTGGCAGTCAGGCTGACGCCGGATGTGACGTTGAAAAACAAAGCGCGAGCGTCCTGCGCGGCGGGGGTATTGGAAATCGTGATGGTCTTGTTCGCATCACTGGCAAAGTTGATGGTCACACGACCAACGATTGCCTGCTCCAAACCGCCACCGCCGTTACCGAGGTTGGTGTTTGTTGTTGTGCCCCAAGTACCAACCTGCTCACCTAGTGCGATGAGTTCCAGTTTCAGGTTGGTTGAGTATGTGGATGGCATAGTCTTTTCCTCTTGTCAAATGATTACACAACCAGCCATCTTTGACCAGATGCAACCGTCACAGCGACACCGCTTGCCACAGTAATCGGGCCAACTGATTGCGCGTTCGTGCCGGTATCTACGGTGTAGTTTTCGGTGACTGTCGTCGCGTTT